TTCTGAAGAATGCCACGCCGAAAGAGCGCGAAGAATTCAATCGGAAGTACCAGAATATTCTGCGTCTTGAGCAAACTGGATCTCTGTAATGGATGAAGTCTCAGAGCTGATTCTTGGGAAGCCATCCAAGACTGTTGTCACCGATCAACTGTTAGATGCCGTCAAGTCGGTTGAGAGCAGCGGCAACCCGCGAGCGGTCAATCCTCAGTCTGGCGCAATGGGGGCGTACCAATTTATGCCTGGTACGGTCAAGGCGTTGCAGGGCCAGGGCATCAAGTTTGACCCGTTTAACGAACCCCAGGCACGGGAAGCAGCTCGAGGTTACTTGCAGACGCTGGTTGACAAAAACAATGGAGATCTTGACAAGGCTTTGGCGCAGTACGGTGGCTTTGTTACCAAAGACCCATCGGGCTACATTAACAAAGTCAAATCCAGAATCAAATCAGAGCCCACTGATGAGATCAGCTCACTGATTCTCGGTACAGAGAAAGCCGAAGAGCCAGTCAAGGCAGCACCGAAGCCATCACCATTTAGCTCTTCTGGCGTGCCAGAGGGTGATCTGGTGCGCAAGATCATGCGCGAACGGCTGGCACCGAAGCCGGCACCGGCAGCACCAGCAGCACCGACAGCGGCAACGCCAGATCAGATTCCTGGCACCCCTGTTGTCCAGCAACCAGCGGCACCAAAGACGGAGTTTAAGATCGGCAGCGCAGCCGATCTTGGGAAAGGCATCGTCTCTATGGCTGACGTTGCTGCTGGCGGTCTTACTGGTCTTGTTGGTCAAGGAAGCTATGCGATACAACGTGCAATGGGCGTCCCTGCTGCCGAAGCTCAGAAGTCGGTGCAAGAGTTTGTTGAAAAGCGTACAGACCCGTTTGGCCGAGCTTTGGGTATCAGCGAAGATCCGGCTTACAAAGCTGAAGCCACCCGTAGACTGACAAACTACATCGGCGAGAACGTCGGCAAGGGCGCAGCCTGGATTGCTGAAAAAACCGGCATTCCGGTTGGTGACGTTGAAAATATGATCGGATCGCTGGGACTGCTGCCAATCCCTGGCGCTGCCAAGGTTGGCCAGCGAGTTGGCGCAGCGACCTATGGCGCAGAGCAGGCGTTGCGCGATCAATTTGCAGCCAAGCCAGCGGCTCCACGAGTTGAGCCCGGTATTGGTCCCAAACCTCCTGCGCTGGCTCCGACTGCGGAAGGTGATCTGAGAGCTGGCTTTGAAGCTCGGCAGGCGCAACGGCGCGGAGAGGCGCAAGCAACGACGGCAAAAGAACAAGCGTTGACTGAGCTTGCCAACGCGCCGACGCAGCGAGAATTGCAAGCTACCAAAGCAAAGCAGGCCCAAGCGTCTGTAGCCCCAGCAGCGGGCATTACTGCTCCACCAGGAAGCGTTGGGGCGGCAGCGGTAACAGATGCATCGGCAATTGATGCGGCTCTGGCGCAGGCTAGCCCACAACTGCAAGCGCGATTGCGCGGTATTCCACGCGACCGAATTAATTTGCCTGCATTGGAAAGCCATTTGCAAGCAGAGCGTCTTGGTCTTGGTCCTGATTTCTTTACAGAAGGTCAGGCAACTCAAAACCCTGGTGCCTTGTCGTTTGAGATGAACGAGCGCGGCAAATACCCTGCGCTTTCTGAACGATTCAGCCAGCAGGATGCAAAGCTAAAATCGGCAGTGGATCGTTTGCACGAACGGGCAACCCAGAATGAGGTTGGCGGGTCGATGTATGACCATGGAGTCAGACAGATCAATGAATACCAAGCAATTGATAACGCTAGAAATTTAGACATCAATCAAAAATACAAAGCGCTGAAAGATGCCGCTGGTGGCAGTTTCCCGATTGATGCACCGCAATTTGTGCAGAACGCAAGAAATCTGCTTGATGAAAATTTAAAAACAGAATATTTGCCAGAATCGTTTAAAAACGACCTAGAAAAATTTGCATCTGGTCAACCTTTGACGTTTCAGAAGTTTGAAGCACTGAGAACAAATCTTGCTGCTGATATGCGGAAAGCAGATAGAGCAGGAGATGGCAACACTAAATATGCTCTGAGCTTGGTTCGACAGGCTCTTGAGGATTTGCCGCTGTTGCAAGAAGCGCAAGGTTTAAAATCTATTGCCGATCAAGCTAGAAGCGCAGCTAAAGAACGGTTTGACGCTCTAGCGGCAGATCCAGCATACGATGCTGCGGTTAATGGTGCGCCACCTGATACGTTTATGGAAAAACACGTGTTTTCCAAAACGGCACCAGTCAGTCAAGTGCGATTGATGCGTGACACGTTTGGCGAAGGCTCAACGGGTGCGCTTAACGTAGAGTCTGCGCTGATTAATCATCTGCGTGAAAAAGGTGGCTTGGTAGAAAAGTCAAACGTCAATCAAGCAACGTACAATAAGAACTTCAAGGCTCTTGAAGAAAAGCTCAAGGCTGGAGCAAAACCGGAAACGGTTGAAGATTTACGCGTGCTTGGCGACGTGCTTTACAAGACCAAAGCACAACCGACCGGATCTTTTGTAAACAACTCAAACACTTTTGTTTCCCAGCTCGCTCAACAAGGCGGCGGCATGATAACTGGCGCAGCAGATGTTGCTCTTGCTGCAAAGGGTTTGCCACCGCTTGCAACTCGCGGGGCTGGCAAACTCGGCCAAATGTTTGAAGCCAAAAAAATGAAGCGCAGGCTAGAGCCAGGTGCTGGTGTTAAGAAGTAGGACTTACCATGTCAGATATAGACCCCATTCAATACGGTCAGCTTATAGCCAAGGTTGATCTGCTTGAAAAACAGGTCGCTGATATGCAGGCCGACGTCAAAAAACTTTTAGCTTTGGCCAACCAGTCTAAAGGTGGTCTCTGGTTTGGCATGGCCATCGTCTCCGGTCTCAGCACACTAGCAGGTTGGTTCATCAATCACTGGTCTCGGTGATGGAGATCGTTGATCTGTTTCTGAAAGCATGGCCGGTGTTGCTGGGTCTGGTGACTCTGATCATCGTGCTTTCAAAGCTAGATCTGCGGGTTGCTGTGCTTGAAGAGAAGATGAAGTCTGCTTGGGAGCAGATCAATAAACTAAAGGACAAGTGATGGAATGGCTCAAGAGCGTTGCTCCGACGATTGCATCAGCACTTGGTGGCCCACTGGCAGGGCTGGCTGTTGAAGCCATATCTAAGGCTGTCGGAATCGACCCTAAAGACGTTCAGTCAACGATTGACAGCGGCAAGCTGACCTCGGAGCAGATCGGTCAGATCAAGCTGGCCGAGATTGAGATGGCGGCTCGAGCGCAGGAGCTTGGGCTTGACTTTGAAAAGCTCTCGGTGGAGGACCGCAAGTCAGCGCGGGATATGCAATCGTCTACTAGGTCGATCATCCCATCGGTGCTGGCGCTGTCGATCACGGTTGGATTTTTCGGAATTTTGGTTGGTCTGATGACCGAACAATTTAAGACTTCTGACGCTTTAATGATGATGTTGGGTTCCCTTGGGACCGCGTGGACGGGCATAATTGCTTTCTACTTCGGCAGCTCAGCCGGTAGTCAAGCGAAAGACCAACTACTGCGGAACAAGTAATGCAAGGAAACTTTGAGAAAGCACTGAACCTGACGCTCGGTTTTGAGGGTGGGTTCTGTAACCATCCAGCAGACCCTGGCGGCATGACCAACCACGGCGTCACTAGGCTGACGTGGGAGGATTGGGTTGGCGCTGTGGTGTCAGAAGATTGTATGCGCCACCTGACCGTTGAAGAAGTGACCCCGCTCTACCGTGGCCGCTATTGGAATCGAGCGTACTGCGAAGATCTACCGGCTGGGCTGGACTTCTGCGTCTTTGATTACGCCGTGAACAGTGGCCCTAAACAGGCCGTGGTAACGCTCCAACGGGTGCTTGGGCTCAAGGCTGATGGAGTCATTGGGCCATTGACCATGGCTGCGATCAAGCGTGAGAAGTCAGAAAATTTGGTTGAAGATTACTGTGACGCACGACTGAGATTTCTTGAGTCGCTCAAGGGATTTGCGGTCTTTGGCAAGGGTTGGACCCGTCGAGTCAACGCTGTCGAAGAATTTGCGAAAAAAAATCTATAAATCAACCACTTTTGCTAGACACTTAAAGAGTGCTGTGATATTTAGCACTATCTCAGCAGATGGTGCTAAAAAATGGTAAAGGCAGTAGCCACTGACGAAGAGTTTATCTCTGCTTGGAATCGCTTTAAGGGAGCGTCCAAGGTATCGGAGTTTCTCGGAGTCACCGAGCGCAACGTCCATCTGCGGCGCAGATCAATAGAAAAAAAGCTCAAGATCAAGCTCGAGGCGACGCATCACAATGCGCGGTTGTACGACGGTTTACAGACCCATCATCTAACCAAAGCACGACACCAGGCTGGCATAACGACCGGCACGGTGATTGTGTTCTCAGATGCACACTTCTGGCCAGGCTTGCGCACGACCGCGTTTAAGGGGCTTCTGTGGGCGATCAGCGAGTTTAAGCCCTATGCCGTGATCAACAATGGCGATGCGTTTGACGGGGCTTCGATCAGCAGATTTCCCAAAATCGGTTGGACCCAGCAGCCAAGCGTTAAGGAAGAGCTTCACGCTTGCCAAGAGGCGCTTGCCGAGATCGAAGCAGTGGCTAAAGCAGCGCGGCACAACGTGCAATTGGTTTGGCCATTGGGCAACCACGATAGCCGGTTTGAGAGCTTTTTGTCGGCAAATGCTGGAGGATATGAGGGGGTTGCTGGCTTCTCATTGAAAGACCATTTCCCGGCTTGGCATCCTTGTTGGAGCTGCTGGTTGACTGACGAGGTAGTGGTTAAGCACCGCTACAAGAACGGCATCCACGCGACGCACAACAACACGTTAGGCAGCGGCATCAGTATTGTCACTGGCCACCTGCATTCGTTGAAATGTACCCCGTATAGTGACTAC